CTCCATGATAGAATATCTTGATAGTCATGGAGTGAGGCACTATAAACCAATTTCTTTTGATGAAGCTTCCTTCTTAATATGGTACAATGAACTAAAAAGGGAATATTATGGCTATAATTCAAAAAAGTGATGGAATGTTTGCGGTTAATTTTAAGTTGAAAGGACAAGATGTTGTTAGATATTTTAGTGAGGAAGAGGAGGCGAAAATCTATCTCTGGCATAGAAATAGATTGGATGAGCTGAAGAATGCCTATGATATCCCTATCAATGAAAGGATCACATTGCGAGAAATGGTAGAAATAAAAAACGGTGAGTCATTAGATAAAGCCTCGCGAACATTGAAACAAATATCCTTGGCTCAAGAACGCACACAAGAACAATTGCCACAAGACAAGCGCTATGTGCATGAATATACTTATGATGATTGGCTAAACGCTGCCAAAGGGCTATATAACACGGAAATACATAGAGGATCTGTAAGCAATAAAATCAGCATGTCATTGGGTACATTGCGTAGGGACTTTGCCTATCTTAGCTCATGTTACTCGCATATAATTGCTAAGGGCGTAAAGATAGAGAACATGCCATTAAAGGTATTGCAGACGTACATTAATCCTTTGCTGAAGGAAAGCAAGAAATGAGTAGTTTTATTGTACATACACTTTGTATGACACTTTTTGTATGTGTAATACTATTTTTAATTATTACTGGAATAATTCTTGCCTGTAAGACAATAAAATATATTTGGGAGGATGACTGGAAATGATTTTCTTTATCGCAGGTTTATTAGGATTGGTGCTGATCTGGCACTCCTATTATTTAGGTAGATTAGAAGGAACGAAAACTAAGGAGAAAGATGATGAATAAAGAATTGAAGTTTTTTGGTAAACATATTTGGAAGTTTATGCTAGCTCTTATGGCTATCTTAACTTTCATGTTTTTTGTAGGGAATAATAACGATAGCGAATGGCTGGTTATCCAATACCCTTGGGGAAACGTGAGCGTTATCGATAAAGCTGGTTGGTATGCGAAGGTAGGCAATAGCCAATGGCATTACCCAAGAAACTGGCAGGTTGAGTATGATGGACAGCATGCCTTTAAAGTCGTCTTCAATGACGGTGGCAGCGCTACAATGAACGCAATGGTGCGTTTTTCATCTCCACTAACAGTCGATGGCAAGAGACGCTTTCACCAGCTTTTTGGTGGCAATGAGGCAGCCGTTGAAGAAGCCGTTTGGGCACATATAAGCGATGCTATGAAGTCCTCAGGGCCTGTCATGAGCGCATCTGAGCACCAATCGGCACGCCGAGGAGAATTTACTAGCCTTGTCCAAGATCAGTTGCAAAAGGGCTTGTTTGAAATGAAGCGTGTTTCGCGAGTGTTACAAGATCAGTTTGACGATAAGGGTAAAGCTATCACAGTTTATGCAACTGAAGTAGTTTTCAATGATACAGGAGAACAGAAGATAGCCCGGCCATCGCCTTTGACAGATTTTGGATTGCTTATCACACAGTTTTCCATAACCGATGTTATTTATGATGATCAGACGCAACGCCAATTTGCACAAAAGAAAGAGTCCTTCTTAGCCGCTGAAGGCAGCAAGGCGCAACGTGAGAAAGAGGTACAGGAAAGGCTTATGGTTGAAGAGAAGGGGCGTAGGGAGAAAGCAGAGATCGAGGCGATAGCATTGAAAGAGAAAGCTAGAGCCGTTATCAATGCACAGAAAGAAAAAGAGGTTGAAGAGACGAACGCACAACGCAAACTTGTCGTTGCAGAGCTTACAAAGCGTGAGAATGAAACGCTTGCAATGCAGCAGTTAGAAGTAGCTAAGCTTGAAAAAGAGCGCTCGATACAAGAGGGTGAATCGCAGATCATCAGAGCTGAAGCCCAAAAGAAGAGCATTGAGCTGGCCGGGGCCTTATCAGAGAAAGAGCGCATACTAGCAGAGATCGAAAGAGATCGGATGATTGGAGTAGCAAGAGAGCTATCTAAGATTGCAGTGCCGCAGTTTATTATCACTGGTGGTAGCCAAGATGATGATGCTAATGTCAACAATCAATTGATGCAAGTACTGATGTTAAAACAACTAGGCGTGTTGCCAAAGGAATGATATGAGCAGATCAAGAACGAAACATCCTTATGTCTCCACAACATGTTGTGGAGACAACCCGGGCAATATGAAGTGGTGGAAACGCAATTGCAATGGCAAGACATATACCAGACGGGTTGAACGATATAGTGCGCCTGATGATGGCAAGCATTATTGGGATGACCCAAAAGCCTATCGCAAATAGCTATCTACCAAAGCGGCTCTTTAAATACTCACGTGGATTATGAGCATATGGATTATAGACACTCACCTTATGCGTATGGATTGCGTAGCGAAGGGCATCAACCGCATGATCATTTATCTTTAGAGGGGCATCAATGCCCTTTTTAGCTGATGACGGGTCCCATGAGTACATCTGCACTTGTTTGATCGTTTCCTTGCAATGGCGGCAGAATAAGAGGGTTCCACGCTGCATCTCGTTACTAAGCGTATAGATACCATCTAGCACTTCGTTTTGGCCATCTATACAGTGCATACCACGTTTTCTAAGCTCAAGCTTCATCGCAAGAGCTGATGGGTCTATGTAGATACCACGCAGGGCGTAAGGCTCAAGCCATTCTTGCATGTCATTTGCAAACTCACCTATTGTCTTTTGCCTGCCCTTCTCTTTGTAGTCCCAATAGTATTCATGTTCAACCCACATTTGCTTGCCCATTTGTGTGTGTTGACCAGTGTTAACGCCAATTAGGACTGCTGCAAAGGCATTGCTTAAGCCAACATCCATGCCTACTATCCAATACTCTGCAGCTGTTGGTGGCCGTTCTACCACATAGTAATCTGGGTCGAAAAAGTCAAACACAGAGCCTTCAGCGATGCACCATTCGCCTAAGTAATTGCGCTTGTAGAATAGCCCGGATAAGCTTTCTTTGATGCGTGACTTATAGTCCTCATCTAGGAAAGGATTATCTTTGATGAGGAACTGCATCTCAAAGTATTGTTTATTGCCCTTTCTAGACTCATCTATCCACTTCTTTACCTTATGGGTAGGATGAGACGGGTTCATGGTCGCATAGCCTTTGCTATATGGCCTAGATAGCCTTGTATCGATCATATCGATTATAGACTCTGGATATAGTGTAATCTCATCACAGAGCACGAGGGACATCGTTAGCCCTTGGAAATTACCTATTGCTCCTTCATCTTTAGCACCTAGTATTGTAATAACTTTATCTTTGAAATAGAACTTCTTCCCACTCCACGAGCAGAAGGGGCGATACATCATGTATTCAGGAGCTTCTAAAATCTGTTTAACAACATTGCGATAGGCAGTATCAAAGGTATGCCCTACGATGTAGATATCACTATCGGGGCACTTTTCGACATCTCGTAGGAAAGCAATCGTAGCACCTACAGTCTTGCCGCTACGGACAGGGCCATGAGCTAAGTTCCACTTGGCTATTGATTGTATAATAAAGTCTATTTGATTACGGCTAAGAAGCTGGTCCCTTGAGATAATGGTCTCCCAATTCGTCTATCTTTTTGTTGAAGTTGTCGAGCCTATCAACGTCGACTTGTTTAAAGACTTCAGCCTCTTCTTTTCTTAAGGATGATTCAAAGCGTTTTGTGTCATCTTCATCATCTCTTAAGTCACGATCATAAAGGCGTAAATAGCGTTGTCCAAAGCTTTTTTCAATAGTTCCATTAACGCATTTTTGACGCATAATTGATTGGGCTTTTTCATAATAAGGCAAGAATTCTGGCATTTGTATAAGGTTTTTCCATTCAGATTTCAACAAACCTTTTTCTAAACACCACCAATCCGAAATAACTACAACTGAGGGGGAAACTAAGAAAGCCACCATTTCTTCACCCCATTCAATGCATTCTTTGGGGGATGGAGCTACATATCTTGGTCTACCTGCAGGCATTATTCGTGCGCCTTTTTTGCTCTGTGTTTAAGATCTTTAGATGCACTTTTGGCCTCTTTTTGTTCTCTATGCTCTTTAGCCTTTTTAGTGGCTGTTTTAGCTCTTTTAGCTTCGTGAGCGTAATGAGAGGCATCTTTATCTAGTTTTTTGGAACATTGTTCCATGATCTTTTTGTGCATAGCTTTAATGTATACATTTTATTTTGTTAAAGGAAGTAGAAAAAGGTGTTGCGTTAAATTAGGTGACATGTCATAATGGGGACATAAGCAAGAAACAGTTCTCCGGTGACTGGTTAAGCCCAGCGGATTGAATAGTGGAATGTGAAACAAACAAAAAGTGAGAGAAAAGATGAATGATCAAAAATACAAAATGGTTTTGGGTGAAACATATCCAATAAAAGATTTTATTAAACAACATGGTGGAAAATGGAATGGGGTTCACTGGTCAGTGCCGGAAGATAAATACAACTTGATTGTTGAAAAGATGAAATCTACTCCGCAAAAGAAGGAAGGAAGAGGGCCGTATATCAAAGTAAATGGATATTGCAATTTGTGCGAAACATACTGCTACGGTGATTGCACAGAATAAACAACAAAAAAAAAAAAGGAGAATAATATGAAATTCATAAGATCGATTGGAAATTGCTACTGGAATGGCAAGGGCGTTGATGCCTATGAAACTATTGAGGGAGATGTGTTTTTGCAAGGCGTAAAAATCGGTGGGTCGAAAATACGTCCCAATAAAACAATTGTTTCTAAGGAATATTTTGAAGAACATTTTAGTGAAGATTCTTTAGAGGTTTTGCAATTTGCATTGGATTTGATTAACCCCAGCATATTGGAAATGGAGGAATAAGATGAATAAGACAGAATTAAAATTAAGTAAACAACCTTATATAAATACAGATATCAGATATCCTAATACTTACACTTCAGGCGCAAGAGATAAATTTGATAACGAATACCAAGTTATTTGGAAAATTATAAATGCTGATTGCGAAGATGAATCCGAAGCTTGCGATTGGGATAAATTTTTAGTGTTGGATGCAGGATGCAAATTTAATCATGAACATTTCGAAATTAACTGGTATTGGGATAAAGAAAATGAAATCGCTTTAACATCTTATGATATTGTATGGGGGAGGGCGATTAACTAATGCATAACACACCATTTTGGGGATGGGAACATCCCGACTATTTCATAAGCCCGCTCCATAAGATCAAGTTCATTTTAACCCAAGACATATGGGGCGGTAACACCGTGGATCAACAAGTTAAGTATTTATTAGACAGCGGTCACAGCATGGAAGACATTGAGCTTGTGGCCAATTATTTAGAGATAAATTTGGAAAAGGAGTTAGAAGATGAAGACGATAATTAACATAGTTTTAGCATTAACAGCAATGGCCTACCTTAGCAGTTGCTCAGTCGGCTCATTTGTAAGCGGTGGGGCATATCGCTCATGGTATGCGGACGAATGTGCAATTGCAAACGGCTTGTCGCCAAATGCGGAACAGCATATAGTTAACCGGGCTAAAGCTGAAATGCTTTTAGACAGGGATACAAATAAGCTTTAAGGAATAATCAATGGAATGGACTAATGAGGCATATCAAGCATTGGGTAGAAAAGGGGTGGAAAATCTTAGTGATGAAGATTTTCTTTCCCTAGCTAAAGCACAAAAAGACTTTTGTCCGGATATGCTGCTATTTAATACCGAACGAGAAATTTTAGAGATGTTTTATAGGGCATTTGGAAGAAAATTTAAAGGATTAAATGAAACGAAATGACAACGAAAAGATCAAGGCGGCCTTTTGGCTGCCTTACGGCTTACATAAGAAGCTTAGAAGGGAATCGGTAGAAAAAGACATGCCAATGAGCAGGATTGTTGAGATGGCACTGAAAGAATTTTTAGGTATAACAAATGAATAATCACCCATCAATAGAAGAGCTGGTATACATATACCAGAATATAGCTAAAAAGATCTATAAAGTTGAGAGAGATATTTTTGAATTAGAAAGGAGTACGCAGCGAATAGATTTACAGATTGAAACATTAGAAAAAGAAGTGGAGTATCTCCGAATTTGGTTGAGAAATTTATATTGTTTTTTAGTGGCTGTAGCCACTTCAATAATTACTCTAATTTTTTTAAATAGGTGATTTATGTACGAATTATTTATTTTTGTCATTGGTCTATTGGTATCTTTGTTCATCATTGCGATCACATTCAAGTTTATCATGTGGATAATCAATCAGGAAGATGATGACCATTGGAGCCATCAATGACACAGATACCTATACAATTTGACCTATTCAAGACTAAGGAAGAGGTAGAAATTGAACAAATGCGAGAGCATTGCGAGAAGCTTTCTAAGTCTAATGAAAAAGTCCGCAAGCGACTCTTTGCTGAAAACAATGCGCTCAATCGGCGTATGATGGACTTGGAAGAGAGATTAGCTATTATTGAAAGGAATATTTGTAAGAATGGATGAAAAAGTTAAGCATGCGGTCATAAACCGTGTCTATGAAAGATTTAAAAATCATATTATACACAATTGCAATAAAATGACAGTGCAAAAAAACAGCAAATATGAGCTTTACTACAATAGCCGTTTTGAGAATATATGCAAGCAGTTTGCATTTGAAGTACACCAAGAATTGCTAGGCTATGTTTGTTTAGATTGCAACAATGCTAAATCAGGATGTTCATGTAAAGGAGAGAAAGATGAATCAATATAGAGAACTGCATTAGAAGCCCTCCAGCCACATTTCGGGGTGCATAGCTAGGTACATATACACCTCATCTAAACTCGCGAACCTAGCGGGTTTCTCATATGTTTTAGCGCAAATCTCAACCTCTACCGCATAATGCTTTTTGCCCCCGCTCTTTTGCCCAATCTTTATCCATCGAATGTTTTCATGTCCATCAGCCCGGCCGGGTGCAAGCCCTGGAACTAGCCAGTCGCAAACAGCATCCCTTACGGTTTTGAGAGCTGCGGCTAGATTGTCGTCGTCGAGCTTCCTGGGTGCTATGCGGTGGATGAAGATGCGGAAGGGGGCAAGAGACTTATCAAAGTGAAGGGAGTGGGTATTAAGCCATAACTTAACGAGCATGTGTTGCTTGCTTTTACGTTTAGAGACCTTTGTCCAGTGCTCGCGCTTGTTGGCTTCAGAAACCACATGTAAGGGTATCTCAAGTTTCAGGTGGTCTATCTCGTCTATTCCCATACCGCCAGCACATTTGCGATGTTAATGAAATAATGAGTCTCATCTTCGATGATATGCTCCCTGGCATCATAGCGGTCCACTATCACCTTGTCACCTTTTTTGATCCCGGCTTCATTGTCAGGGTCGATGGCTATCACTTCATAAAGCTTATTCGCTCTCTCATCGGTAGGGATGATTAAAACCCCTTCTTTCTTTTCGGGTTCAACAGGCTTTGCGATCAGTCGTTTGTTAAGTGTTTTCAGCATTAATTTTATCCTCTTCTTCTAATTTATAAGTCAAAATATCGGGTGATTGAAATTCCTCTTTCATAAACTCCTCTTTAGAGACAAACTTGAGAAGTCTTATAGGTGTTGTAGTCACATTTGTTTTTTCGCCCCATAATTCAAGATCTATTCCGCTACTCATTTCACTTATAGCAAGATCTTTCGCGTATTTGTCTAGATGCCATTGATCGACTTGACATAATGGCATAGGCTCTATTTCATCACTTATCATTTTTTCCCCAGTGGTAAAAGCCATATGCCGCAATGCACCCCGATAGTATACAAAAAGCAGCTTGGGAGTAAAGCTCTCGTTGCATGTCGATGTAAAGCCAATATGATAGCACAAACAATTCTATGATAAAGCATAGCCGATTTTTCCGCACATTCAGGAATTTGCCAAACTTGCCAAGGATAAGAAACGCGGCATCTATTAAATTTTCGTATATTGTGAAGGTTCACCTCTTTTTCTTACCCTTTTCTGGTGGTGTATCTTTCCAAGATCCTTTTGCAAAGCCCGTAGCCGCTTTCCATAGATAACCAAAGGCATTATCGATGTGTTCAACGGTTTTTTCATACCATTTTGCATTTTCGATCGCTTTATTCAACAGATATTCTGAAAAATTGTAAGCCAACCGCCTTCTTTGCCATTCTTTAAGACATTCTAGCTTCAAAAATTCTGGAATGATTATGTTTTCCTTTTTTTTTCGTATTCTTTTTTCTTGAAGCACCTGCGCGCTAGCGCATGTATTCACATGAATATACTCTTTAGATCTAATACATTCTTCTATGGGGACATTTATGGGGACATCGCCCAGGGAAGTGGGTGGTTTTTTTGATGTATATTTGTTTTTTAAATTTGTGCAATCAGGGTCTTTTACATTGATATGCATAAACTCCTCATGAATGATATATTCATTCGATCGGTATGCCCTACGAAGTTTAGCCATAACACCATGATCAGCGAGCCATTTCGTTGCTCGCTTAATTTGCCTTTGGCAATAGCCAGTTTTTTCGGCAATTCTTTCTAAACCTGGAAAAACTCGCGCTTTATGATTTGAAAAAGTTTGTAGGTAGTCAAACACTTCTTTGACTGAGGGTGGCATATAATTGATTAGAGCTACGAATTGGTCAACTGTTAAAATTGAACTTGACATTTCATCGATTACCTTATTTTTTCTTGCGTTTAATAAGGCAGATGAGTAATATACAGGTACTAAGCGTATTTTATTACTCATCTAGGAAGAGCTTAGCAAAATAGGCTCTTCCTGATGGACCTCAAAATACGTTATACTCTCAATCTGAATTTTCTCCAATCTAATTTAATCCCATCAAAATTTTAAAAGCTTTTCTAGCTTGCTGGGGCACGACTGAGTTTCCAAGGGCTTTAATTCTGTCCACCCTTTGGGGTACCCCATCAACCATTCTACCCACTTCGGGTTCAATTTCCCAGAACCTACCGCATCTTGCAAAGTGTAATGATGATTCCCTCGGCTCTTGCTTGCACCTCTCGCACTGGCATCGGGTGTTGGCCACATTTGCGGATAAGCCACTTGCTCGTTCAATCTCCCAGACACTTTTCTCTTGCTCTTGCGATCTTTTCCTCTGTATAGCGCATTCTCTAATGCTTCCCCTTCTCTCACAGATAGATAATCCATTGTCGTTGGCGTTAGCCAATAAGAACCATCTATCTCTTTTGTGCCTTGCTCCAATGCTTGCAGCGGATATAATGCACCATCTACAATCATACCCCAGCGCGGTAATTTCTCTGACCACCTCTGTTCCACCTCGGCAAGTAATGGCAGGTACATTTTCCAAAAAGATGAATCTTGGCTTAATGTGGCGGCACAACCTAATGATCTCATAAAACAACCCGCTTCGCTCTCCTGCCAAGCCTTTTCCATTTCCTGCAATGCTAATATCCTGACATGGTCACGGGAACCCGCCGAAGATAATATCGATATCTTCGGTGGGTTCCGGCTCTCCATTGTAAGGGATTGGTTTGTTGTGTTTGTGCCAATCATGGTGGCATGGTTGACAGAGCCAGCGGACTTCAAGGGGTTTGTTGTAGTCGTCGTGATGTCCTTGTATTGCTGTGCGTCCATCTCTGAATCTATCTGTGCTTCCACAGGTTCCACATGTTTCAGGATTATGCAATTTTCCATAACGAAGGGCATTATCGAGAATGTCATTTGATCTTGCATCGGCTCTCGCCCCTCCTCTATAAAAATGATTGTCTTTTCCATATCTTTTATTAGGTCTTAAGGTTGTTCGTCTCTTCATTAAATCCCACATTGCTTGTCTTGTAATATGGTAAATATGGGCTAAATCTCCAAGTGACATTCCTTCTTCATAACTTTTAACAGCTTCCGCAACTTGCTTTTCGGTCAATTTTTTAAGCTTACCTGCCATTGAATCACTCTCCTTTTTGAGAGCAATTATATCATCTATACACGCCTTGTCAAGACATTTAATATCTGGCCAAATTGGAGCTTCATCTAAATCATTTGAAGCCATTCGTGAGAGCAACACTCCTTGACAATATGGGTCGATTTCACAATAGGCCAAGGGTCTGACCCACTCTTGGAGGGCAACACTGAGTCCCCCGATTCCGCTGAAAAGGTCGAGTCCGTTGAGCATGTTAGGTAAATCCACATAGTTTTAAGTTTTTAACCAATAATTCAAGTTCTTCTAATGATGCATTGTTTTTTAAAATGTTTGCTCTGGTTGAGATAATCCAAATATTTTCTTTTGTATACCCTTTTTTAGGATCTTTTCGGTCAATTGATGGTGAATCATGTCTACTGCCGAATTCTTCAATTACAACTTTAAGCCCCAACAAAGGACAGGTTTCAGGCAATACAATATCATCAAAAGTAATCGAAAATTCTAAACCTTTCTTTTTAGATCTCAACTTTGCGGCTTGCCACATCGCATATTTTCTACCTTTTTCAGTCTTGTACCAAAGATCTCTATATTTTTTTCTAACAGTTTTCCCTTGTTCAGAGTGGTTATATTCATCAGAAATCTCTTTGTATTTTTCTGATTGATTATAGTTTTTACGAGTTTTTTTGCCTTTCTCGCTGGCATTATATTTTTTGCATGGATTCATAGAATCATTATATCACGAATATCTAAATAAATCCAAGCCATTCATTTCATTCCTTCTGATTTTTTTCGATTAGCCAATAAAGCAAATCACCGTGAGCCTTTCCAAGTTTTGCCAAAAAATATGCATTTGATAGCTGAGTAGCAATTGAACAAAGTAATAATCCTGAAATTACTAATTCACTAATATTCATGATACATCCCCATCTTTTTAGCTAACCATTTCCTTCTTAGACAATGCCCGCAAAGAGGGCCATCTGGACATCTCTTTGTGTAATGTTTGAAGGCGTAACGTTTACTTATTTTCATTGCTTTATTTCTCCCAATGTGTTATGTTTAAGGCACATTGATTCATAGTTGATGTTCTTCGTGTGGGGGTCTTATCAACCCCCCTTTTTCATGTATGATTAGCTTGATGACATATCATTCTTATATTCCCCTAGTGCCTTTCTAAGATCTGTGTAAATTATATCAAATACTTCATCTAACTCTGCTTTTTGAGAATCATTTTTCATCGCGCTGTAGATATTCATGTATCCATTAGCTAGGAAATTAGCCCCAATTGTCATATGCAATTTGCATATAGTTTCAAAATCATCTTTAAATCCATTCTTTTCTGCGTGAATCATTACATATGACTTCATGAATGAGATTGTCTTCATGGTCACTTCTTTCACAAATTCTTCATTTTTTTGGTTCATTCTCTATTCCTCTCCTTATCATTTCTGTTCCATTTTTGATTGAATCCGCGAAAATATGGATTAAAGAATCAATCTTTTCATGCTTCCCTTGACATACTTTAAAGACAAAGTTTGACATAATTGATATCAGCACAATTTGATAAAGCTGATAGTTATGCACATTTACAAACTCACTCATTTGATCATCTATCAAACCAATCAAAAATTCATTTACAATTGTGCTTATTTCTGTGAGCTTATCTTCTTGATGCTCATTAAGCCTTATCGTCCCAGTATTTAATTTATCCTCTTGCTCCATTATTCTCCCTCATGTTATTTTGAGACTTCATCTTTTATTCTCTCCTTTTTTATTGTTTGAAGGAAGGATGGGGTAGAAATACCCCATTTTTTTAAAACACATCTTTCAGGTTTTTGCCTCAATTTGATCCCGGATGTTCTTTCTCCCTATATCGATCATTTCCGCAACCGATACAAGACCCTCAGTCTCTTTCTCGACAGCAAGAATAGTCCTAAGATAGATACTAGCGAAATCTCCATCCATCATTTTCTTAAATGTAAATCTTGTTACCCCTAACTTTTCCGCAAATTTTGTTTTGTGGATGCATTTGGAGTTAATAAAATCATCTAACCTCATAAAACCTCTTGATTAAATATTGTATATTTGTTATGTTATGTACAAATCATAGCATGTGGCGATGATGATAGCAAGGAGAAAATGCATCATGTGGTGTGAAGGTGATATCTGTGAATCATATAGAGAATATTTAGATGCTGAAAAGGCTTTTAGTTTGAACAAGACTTATCAAAAGATGATGGATGAAGAGGCACAAAAAAAAGCTTTTCATGCAAGGATTAAAAGGGATGAGGATTTTGCTGAAGAGGTATGGAGAGATAAGCAAGAAAACTTGCTTTGGCAACAAGAAGCATCTTGCAGCTACTATTAAAAAAGGGAGCCTGGCAGCTCCCTAAACAAGATCAAAAAGTGTGGATTTATCATCCACCGTCACTATAAAGGATGGAACAAAATGAATCAAGAGTTAATGGAAATTAAAGAAATACCTAATGTTGTAAAAGAGCTTATGAAACTGCAACATCTTTCTCGGCTTGGTGAAGTAGGGATATTTGCGATACTTTGCAAGGCTAAGGCATTGAAGATGGATTTGATGGATGCTTTGTCGGGTGGTTTATATTCTCCTAAGCCCGGCATTGTAGAGATGGCGGCTGTGACGATGAGCGCTTTAATTCGCAATGCAGGTCATAGCATTAAAAAGGATGAATCGGAATGCGACCCTACGAAATGCACCCTTATTGGTGTGAGGGCGGATAATGGCGACCGAATGAGTGCTTGCTTTACAATTGAACAAGCTAGAATCGCAGGCCTGTTATCCAAAGAAAATTGGAAAAACTATCCTGAGGATATGCTTTATACAAAGGCTTTAGGAAGGTTAGGTAGGCAATTATTTGCAGATGTGATAAAAGGTTGCTATGTGCAAGGCGAGATTGATTTAGACAAAAAAGAGATAACCGTTGCGCCTGAACCTGAGATCCTTATTAGTGAAGAACAAGCTACAGAACTTAAAGAAATGTTTGGTATGGTTCCTGAATATGCAAAGATATATGTTCCTAAAATCATAACTGCATATGCTATAAACGATCTATCAGAGCTGCCGCTTAAGCATTTTGTAAAGGTGAAGGCAGCAGCCCTTTATCAAATCGATAAGAAAAATAAAGAGGTAAACAATGAGTGTTGAATCTTGGAAAATTCAAGGATCGCAAGAATGGCTTGAATGGCGGCGCAATAAGATTACCGGGACTGATGCTAGCGTGATCATGGAAGTGTCCCCCTTTAAAACTCCTTTCGAGCTTTATCAAGAAAAGATGGGGATTGTACCGGAAGAGGAAGCTACTCCTTGGATGAAGAGGGGGTTGATGTTAGAGCCACAGGCTAGGGAGTGGTTTACTAAGGCGCATTATTATATCGAGCCGGATGTAATGGCGGCTAATGACCCCTATGAATGGATGGGAGGAAGCTTTGATGGCATAGGCGTGGACGCAGACGGGGAACGATTTGTTCTTGAAATAAAGTGTCCCGGTAGTGAAGATCACGAACTTGCAAAAAGAGGTAGCGTTCCTGCTAAGTATTTTCCCCAGATCCAACATTTGATTTCGGTTTCTGGCGCATCGTATGCTATATATCTTTCCTTCGTATCGTTGACAGAAGACATTTACACAATCACTGTGCCAAAAGATCGCCCCTATATCATGAATATGATCAGCAAGGAATATGAGTTTTGGAAGAGATTGCAAGAGTTTGATCCGCCACCTTTAATTGATAGAGATCATGAGAAAGCTAGAAAAAAAGAACAGCAAGACAATACACAAATAAGGAACGATGAAGAATGGACAAAGTTAGTGGAGACCTACCTACGAGTGAAGGAAACGAATCAAATATCAGGTCGCTACCTCGACGAAATAAAGGCGCAGTTAATAGAATTGAGTGGAGGCTTAAACGTGAAGGGGGGCGGTATAAAGTTGTCAAAGAGCCTGCAAAAAGGGAATATTGATTACAGGGGCTTCATTGACGACTTGATCGTTGAAGGTGTCTTGGATCAAGATTATACGATTGATTTATTAGAAATGAGAAGAAAGCCATCCTCAGAGGTTTGGCGTATAGTGGAGGATTCAGCATGTGGTTAAGATTTAATTCGCAAAACATTTAAAAAAAGATGACTTGATATACATAGGATGAAGACTTGCCCGCATAAACATAAATATTGTGAGAGACATGATGCATATTATTGCCCCATTTGTGATAAATGGCTTTCGCTGAACTGTGGCGATAATGAATGTGTTTATTGTAGAGATAGACCCGAAATACCCTCAATGATGGAGAAAAAGAATGTGGAAGAAAGATAAAGAAATAATAGCCTCTTTGACTAAATTTGGAACGATGATCAGAGTTGGTGAGATTGTTGAACTGATGGAAGATGGCAGGAAGGTGAGAATATTTTACAAAAATGCTAGGATGAGTGAAATACTATGTGATAACTCTGTCCAAGCTCATTTCACTTTTAGCGCTTTACGAGAAGCTATGATGAAAAATAATGATGTTGAATTCATAGATGAAGAGTAACTATGTGGATAAATATTAAGGACTCAAGCATAAATTTAGATCGGATCAGCCGTTTCTATAAACGGCTTGATTTAGGTATAACCTTTGAGATCGATTCTATTTATTATTTTAATTTTATTTTTGCTTCAATTGAGGATAGAAATGCTACGTATGAAGCCATTCAGCTAGCTATCATGCAAGAGTTAAATAATTATTACGTAATAAATGACCCTGAAATAACTGATGAAGGAGAAAAAAATGAATAAATATATTTTAACAGGCGCTGCGTTGTTATCTTTTGCGGATGCACATTGTTTCCGTGAATGGGATAATAAGATACCTTTCAAATCAAATCTTGAGCAACAAGTTGATGCGCTTACCGAGGCTATAGATATCTTGATACTTAAGCCTATGGATGGAAAAGATGAGAAGGAATTGTTTTATCTATATGGGAAAAAAGCTGCTTATGTTGAGATGGTGGAGTTTTTTAATGACAGGTAGGGGGTATCATTGGATATCAAATGGTGACCCTCCTAAATATGTATGGCTTGGGGATGTTTGGTATAATCAGAAAAACAAAAGATATTATAGAGCGAATACCATAGCCAATTCATGGATTTTGGAAGGTAATGAATTGATAGAAGGTGAACAAAAATATATTGCTTTTCCAAAAAAGACAGTTTTAATGGAAAATGTGAGATGAAAGTTAAGTGGCGACAAGTAAAAAGAAAGAAGGCTAAAATCCACCAGAAAGCTGATTTTTTAGTGAAATATCAAAGGGATCAGAATAAAGAAGATTATGCTAAAGCATTATATCAATTTATTGAATATGGAGTAGGAATAATTGCATGGGACAAAGCATTAGTTGACGTGAGGTTTGATGATTATACCCCACCCGATCCTAACAAGTCATATAAGCGGAAAGTCAAAGTCGTTGAAGTAAAGAAAGGGGAAGCTCCGAGGTATGAGGATTAGTTTAAACTTGATAACTTAAATTAAAAAATACAAAACCTGAAGTGTTTGCGGATTGATTAAGATGTGAAATAGAAGCCATTAAAAATCAGGACTCCATTATTCGCTATTAATGCTGCACCGCTTCCTTGAGAAAAAGAAGTTTGTGCTTGACCCGAACCGACTTGGTTTAACGACATTGATGTGCCTGCTGGTATCTGCACGTAAAGACCACTATAAAGTGCCGTTAATGTAATATTTCCGAACTCTGCAACGGAAGAGGAAGTATTAAAAGCAGATGCTGCGGCTACAGGAAGTCCAGTGATTAGGACCGCTCCAGTTAATGAATTTGTCGAGGATAATACAAATTTAATAGCAAAATAGACAACATTACCGATTTGCGTATATTCTCCAGATTGCGTGGAATATGTTATTCCTGTAGAGCTTCCGCCGATCGACAAAGCAGGAGTAAAGGTTCCCTGCTGATAAGTGCTTAATGCTGTTCCTGAACCGAAAGTTATCGATGTGACCGTAGGAGTTGCTGAAAATTGCGTTTTTGTCCCATCGTCATACCATAAATTTCCCATATATAATCACCTTATGTTGTCCAATAAAAACCGCTAAATACAAATTGGGTGGTGTTTGTACAATTTGAATCTAATACGCTAGCGAAATTAACTCCTTGAGCTTCTATAGATAAAGAATTGGTATTAGGAGTTATTACGCCCAAAACCATGGTAGTGCCGGAAGGATATGAAGCCATCGCGTTAACACGTATATTAGTAACATATGCCCCTGATGTATCATTAGCTGCCGTCGAGGGCAAAGTTATAGCTACTGAACCTGTTGAACTGCCTTTAGCTGACAAGGTGACATAGCCCGTAAAATATACCACTGAGCCTATTTGCCAATACACTCCAGCTTGAGAAGAATATGTTAACCCTGTGTTTCCTCCGCCAAATGTCAAAGCTGGTGTCCAGGTACTCTTTGTATTTGTAATCAATTGCGAGGTTGTTGCAAGTGTGCCGCTTGTGGGGAATGTAACACTTGTAGTATTGGTCATCGTAAACGTGGATGCAAAAGCTCCTGATGTCGTAAGTGAACCACCAAGCGTTATCGAGCCAGTATTTGCAACACCTGTGCCGCCTGCTTTAGGAACCAAAGGGAAAGGCCCATCGTAAGCCATTAGAATACCTCGTAATTAGAACCATCGAATATGACTTGTATCGCTTGATAGTTAATATTCATTATATACGTTGTCTGACCATCTATCGTTACAGTGTTACTAACCTACTCTCGTTGCGCTGATTCTGCCATTCGCTGCACAAGTACCCGTCGAAAAGTTACATTGACCCACTAAATAATAAGTGGTTGTGCTGCCTAAAGTAGCTCTAACTCTTGGAACGGTTTGACAATAACCTGAGCCAGTCAGTGAAAAATTTCCTTCTGAGTAATCAATTCCCTGATTTCCTGAAATTGTTGCGGAGTTCGTGTTAATTGCAACTGCTTGTAGAGTATTAACGCCAGTAGGAGCGATGTAAGCAAATCCATATACATCCCAAATGCCAGCCGTTAATGATATACTTGTAATATTTGTAGGAGTTGCATTAGATAAACTAACGGATGTTGCCGAACCTGATATTGATTCCCCGATAAATCCTGCTGGAGGAGTTGTTGCAGCATTATTACCTTTGAGTTGTAGTCCTGTAGACAAAACAGCAAAGTTTGTGGTGTCTATAGATGGCACACCTGAACTATTCGTAGCTAGCACACCGCTATTGGCTGTCGCAAGCCCAGCGATGGTATTGTTCGAAGAGCTGTAAAGGATTTGATTAGCGGTGGTAGTTGCTGGATAAGTGGCAGTGCTAAATGTAGGTAATTTTGAAAGGCCAGCTGATTGCAGGATTGTGTTTGTTGTGCTTGATACCCCTTCATAAGCCATTAGTATACCTCATAATTTGAGCCATCAAACAGAACATTAATTGATCCGTAGTTTGTCGCTATTGTGTAAGTTGTTTGCCCATCTATCGTTACTGTTCCGCCGACTGTCGTAACAGAAATATTGCTAGTTGCTGCTGCGCCATTGCTATCTTTTATCGTGTAAACTTTGCCAGTAGCTGGGGCATTTGGAAGCTTGACTGTGATAACGCCACCACTAGTCTGGCACCCTAGGAAGTCATCCGTTGTAAGGACGGTGTAAGGGCTTGCTGCATGTGTGACGGCTGTATATGTGATATTAGTAGTTCCACTAGCTGCTATTGTGATTGTATTGGCAGTAGGGGTGATCGTTATTCCTGTACCAGCCGTTAAAACAGCGGTACCTAATTGGTTAGAGGCTTCGGTTACAACTGTTGCAACTGAGCCAACGTTAACGCCGTCTATGCCTGTGATAAAAGCTTTATTATGAGATGCATTACCTAGGCGAATGACATTGGATTCTGCTGCTGTGCCAAGAACGCCAAAACCAATACAAATATTATTTGTTTCTGTTGTGGTATAATTACCGCCAGATTGATAACCTAAGCAACAATTATTGGAACCGTTACCTAGATTTTTAAGGCTTTGAGATCCAATAGCAGTATTTTGACTCCCAGTGCTACTAGCTGCTGCTGAGATTGTATTGTCACCTACGCACACATTATTAGAGCCACTAGTTATAGATTGGCCTGCGATATATCCTAAAACTGAATTAGTTGATCCTGTACATTTTGCTAGTGAATTTAAGCCCATTGCTGTGCAGAATGCGATGGCTGTACCAGTCTGTAAACTACCTGTCCCGAAAGCGCAATTAGACCCTCCGTTTTGATTGAGAGCAAGAGCGTTAACCCCGAAGCCGCAATTGGATTGGCCAGTTGTGTTAGAAGCAAGGGCTGATGCTCCCACGGCGGTACATTGAAAACCAGCCGTTGCATTTTGCATACAATTAGCACCAACAGCAGTACAATAATCAGGTTCGGGAATAGTGGTATAATTGAAAGCCGCCATTGCATTGCTGCCGATCGCCGTGTTGCCTGAGCATTGTGTAGCCGAGGAGAGAGCGTTTGCGCCGATCGCCGTATTGGTTCCCCCGCTGATCAAAAGGTCCATAGCCTGATAGCCAAGACCTGTATTGAATTCTTGGGCTAAAGAGGCATTACCTGCATTTTTCCCGATGATCGTGTTGAAATTCGCGTCTGTGACATTAAGCTCAACAGTATTGCCAGAACCAGTAAATAAAACCGTAGATCCTGAATTATCTGTCAATAAACCAGTGAGGATATTTAAGACATTGGCTACAGGAACGGCAGTTCCTGAATCTGTAACAAAACTTGTAGGCACTGAAGGGGGAAGGTCATTTGCATTTGGTGCTTTGTAAATCTCGCTCATTAAGTTCCTTGGGCATAGATATAAGAGATAGAGAAATTACCGCTTGCATTAATGCCAGTTGCAAAGAAAGCCATCCCTATGGGGAATGTGCCGTTAACAGCAATGCCGTGGTTCTCGCGTAAATCAAGCACTATTGCTTCGCCTGCCGGAAATGTATGCCATGTGGTGAGAGCTTCCGAACCGTTGACAATCATATAAGTTTGCAAAGTGACTGTAGATGTGGATTGATTATCAAAGATGATGGTAATGGGATTATAAAGTAGTGTACCCACCATAACAGATGATCCCGTCATAGCAGCTATTAATTCAGGAGCCATGAGGAAATTTTGACTTAAATTTATACTTCCCCCCGATTGGGGTTTTAAGTTTCCGCCTGGTGGGTTATACGTCATGCTACCTCTGTTGAAGGGGGAGCCGCATCATTTGGAGGAATTGTCGCATTTTGCGGCTCCTGTGATTGTTTTTGAGCTGATTGTTGGTTTGCAATAAATTGAGCTTCTGCATTACTTACTTGGATCATAAGTTCTACCAAAGCATTTTTAACATCACCCCAATTGCTGAGAGCATCAGCAAAAAGATGGTAAACTTTGTCTCCGACTTGAGCTTGAAATTGTGCGAAATTCTTCATTTGTTTATCCTTTATGTTAAACAGGTTATACGTAAATTTTTATAACCTATTTTACATATTTTTAACTAGCTGTTGTTATCGCAACCCATGTTGTACCACTATCTGAGTTAATATAAGCTCTTGTTGAAGAAGAACTTCCATCAGTTCTTAAATATAGAGAACCTTGAGGCGCTGTTACTGATCCGCTTGGTGATCCTGAGCCTTGCAATACTTGTGGCCCTGCTGCAACAAGAGTAAGCTTACCAGCCAAGACGATACCACCTGTTCCTGAGCTGATCGTTGTTGTGCTAGAAGATCCTGTATGGCCGATATTCAGAGGCCCTGTTGTTAAAGCGGTACCAATGTTAATTGTGCCTGTTGTAACACTACCCCCAAGAGTTATGGTTCCACCCGCTACAGCATTAAGAGCAAGCGTTGTTCCCGATGCTACTGTCACGTTACCTGCGGATGTTGAACCTATTCCGATGACGTGTGCGGCTCCGGTTCCTGTACCAATGTTGATAGCTGCAGCAAATGTACCATTGCCACCTGCGACAAGGTTGAATGTAGGAGCAACGGTTGTATAGGTGCCATTGAAGATATTGACAGAGTTTGTGCCGCCTGTGAAGTTGCCGTTGAAAATATCGAACTTATTGGTTCCTTGTGTAAGAACACCACCTAACGATTCAATGACTTGGTTACCAGCAGATCCCACGCCATTCAGCAAGTTGAGCGTGGTTGTAGCGCCTGGCATAACGCCAGAGAGGATATTCACTGTTTGAGCGGCAGTAGAAGATGTTCCGGATGCCACGTTTAATGTTTGCGCACTTCCCGCAACACCATTCATTAAGCCGATTGTCAATGCGCCTGTTGATGTACCGAAGTTCATAGCGCCAGATTGTGCAGCAGCTCCGATCGTTATGATCTGAGCTGCGTTTCCACCAACCCCAATACCGATTACATTTCCTGATCCTGCTATGATTGTAACAGCGCCACCCGCATTAGAACCGATGTTTGTTACATGGGCTGCCCCTGTTCCTGTTCCAATATTTGTTGTACCAACAGCGGACGCCGAACCACTGAACAGGTTGAAGTTTGAGGCATGAGTAAAGGCACCTGAGAAGATGTTTACGTTTGCGGCAACTGTTGTAAATGCGCCTGAGAATATGTTTACGGCGTTTGTTCCACCTGTAAATGCAGCATTGAAAAGGTTGAAACTATTTGTACCGCCTGTAGTGATACCACCGAAGAAGGTTGCAGTATTTGTTCCTTGTGAAATAGCAGCACCTTGGCAAGCAAACACTTGGTTCCCGGCTGATCCGATCCCTGACATGATATTCAATGTCTCAGTAGCCCCAGGATTTGCACCCGTCATGATATTAACGGTATTAGCTGTTGCAATAGATGCAGCGCTAGCGATGTTAACAGTCATCCCGGCAGTTGTAACATTACCGATAGACACAATGCCTGTGGCACCCGATCCATTCGCTATAAGCACACTTTCGCTTGCAGCCGTTGTAGATCCTAAAGTAATAGGTCCTGATTGTGCTGTACCGCCGATTGTGATTGTTCCAGTTGTAAGGGATGGTCCGATAGCAATGGGAGTTGCAGCAGCCCCATCGATTGTTGTACCAACTGAGCCAGAATATATTGTGGTTGCAGATGTCGTGTTTGTACTACCAATTGTGATAGTGTTAACGGATGCCCCAGTACCAATTGTAATGGTATTGGTTCCTGTTCCATCGCCAAGATGCAAGGCATTTGTGCCCGTCCCTGTCATTACGTTGACAGTCTTGTTTCCGTTGCCAGTGCCGAGATTTAAAATGTTTGTGTTGGTACTTGTTCCAACGCTAATTGTTCCTGTCTGCGCTGTTGCCCCAATTGTTATAGTAGCTGCAGCATTACCCGAAATGACAGTATTTCCACCCGATCCTGATTGAAGAGTAAGGGAGGCATTAGTAGTTGTAGAACCCAACGTGATTACGTTAGCTGCTGCATCATTGAAGAGCTGAATTGTGTTTCCGCCGCCTGTCGCTGTTAATCCACCGCTTCCTACTGCGATTGTGATTAAACCAGATGATCCCCCGATTGTGGTAGCTGCAGTTCCTGTAGCATTGAGAGAAGTAGTTCCAACAGATGATAGTGTTGAGAAAGCGCCAGTACCCGCAGTTAAATTACCAACTGCGATTCCATTAGATAAGGCAGAAGCTAAACTACCAGGATTGATTGCGTAATTGGTTGTCAACACACCTGCTAAGGCTTCCGCATTTGTAGCTAGATAAACATACCCTTGCTGACTAATCGTAGCAGGCACTCCGGAGCCTGCCACAACAGCGGCTATTACAGTAGCTACATCATTTGTTAAAGGAACGTAGTTACCTGCAGGGGCACTACCCATCTCCAGTTGAGTTAATGTGCCTAGGATGACAGTACCGAGCGATGATGTAGTGGCAGGACTTGCGCCCCCTACATTCCAAGTAGTGCCATTGAAAATATACATCTCAGCCGGGCTTTGAGTCGTATCAAAGTAAGCTTGGCCAAGTGAGCCTTGGAATGAGGCCCCCGGCGCTCCCAGTCCTTGAATTGCAGCTTGTTGAACTGTAGCTATACCAAATGGGCTAATCGCTAGTGGCATTTCCTAACTCCTTGTTAAAATTTGAATTTGCTCTTATTTTAACAATTTGTCAAGTCATTATTTTTATCTTGTATAAATTGTTTATTCTTGTTACAATACTACGCATGAATCGAATATTGACATTGAAAGAGTTTGCTCAGAGAATTGACCTACATCCTCATACGGTAAGAAAGATGATAAAGCAGGGTTTGATAATGGCTTTCCGATCAGGAAATGGCGTTACATGCCCATATAGAATATGCGAATCGGAGTTAGAGAGATTAGCTATGTTAAACATGGACAGCATCATAGATTCGATAGTAGAGAGAAAAATACAGGAGAGAAAAGATGGATAAAGATGTTGAAGAAAGAATTTCAAATAATATAACCAATAGAATTATATGGTTTGGTTCCTTGTTTCTTTTTGCTGAGCCTGGGGCTGAAGCTATAATAAAATTTTTAGAAAAAGTTCATATTATGGACATTATATTTAAAGCGACTGATTATTTACAGGCGTTTGGATTGCCCGAACCATTACCTTTAGCAATACCTTTTATCATATGCGCTGTTATTATAGGAATACCAGTCCAATTTATTTTTGAGAGGTGCCAGAAATTATATCAATCTCTTTCTTAGTATATTCTTCTTCTTTGAGTCGCTTTCTGAAAGCTAGTTTCTCTCTAGGGGTCTTGAGTTTCTTATAGGCTTCTTTTTCTTGTCCTATGAAATATTGGTTTTTTCCCCAACGCCATAATGCGCTAAAACCGACTGTGGCAGACCCTTTCAATAAATTATTTGTTGCTTGTCCAATTAAAACTAAAGGTACTTTGAAGCCTGTCAATTTCTCAATCGCGTCTTGGACTTCCGCAAAAATGATGCCTTTGATCGCTGATGAAACCAGATCTTTTCCTTTTTCCTTAAGAAATTCAGGTGCTTTTTCCTTCAATTTATCTAAAAATTCTTTTAGTGAGCCTTTTTCTTTGATAGTCTTTTCAAGTTCTTTTGCTATTTCCTTGCCTTGTGCTTTGGCTTCAGAAACTTCCTGTTTACTCAAACCAGCTTCTTCTATTAAGTTTTCAAGCTTTGGTTCAGAGGGTTTTTTTACATAATCCTCAACAAGTTTATCAACATGTTCTAGCTGTTCTTTAGCTGCCTTTTCAGTTTTTTTATCCAATGCATCAAGCTCTCTCTTTTGCTTGATAAAGTCTCGTTGTATATCAACGATATCTTTACGTAAGTTTTTCAGATGCTGTTTAACTAATGCTGAACCTGGTTTTTTAAGCTGATAAAGTTGCGCTAGCTTATCCTTTTGCAATGCGATTTTTGACTGATTAATAAGAAAGTTTTTAGCTAACAATGTATGATGCCGTTTCAATTGAGCTAATTGGGGAGCCAAATCCTTATAGCGCTTTGTCCTTTTACTAAGCCCTTCCATTTCTTTTTCGATTCTCCCTATTTCGCTTCGTAAAAAATCGTTATGGTTCTTATAGGCTTTTTGGTATGTTTCAAGAATTTTTATGATACGATCTTTATATTTAGCTGGAGGTAATTGCTCTTTAGTGGCTAACTTATCAAATTCATCGATGTATTTTTGATCCCGCTTGTACATTTCTTCCCATTCTTTAGCTGTATGGCTTTCTGGTTCTTCTGCAAAAACCTTTAACTCAGCCATGTGCTTTCTAATAGGTTCTTCAAGCCCTTCTTCTGTAAATGGTTCGGCCTTACCTTCGGCTCTACGTTTTAGTGCATCTCTTTCATTGATTAATTCTTGTCGTTCTTGGTTTTTAAGCTTAATGGCACCTTCTAATGCCTTGGTATCTTTAGCTTTTGGATCTGCTGCTTTTTGTGATAAATAAGCAATATCTCCTTCGATGGATTCAATTTTATCGGTTAAATCTTGAGCTTCTTTCTTTGCACTTTCTCGTTTTTCGCTTTCTTTTTTAGTAAGTGGTTTTTCGGATTTTTCTTCTTTTTTCTTTTCTGATTCAAAAGTTTCTTCAACAGGTCTTTCTGCTAAAACTTCGGCAGTTTTTCTAGCTTCTGATTTTCCTGTTTCAACCAATTTTGGAGTTTCAGGCACTTCGGCTAGCTTTTCTTTTGCTACTTCTTTTGTCTTACCTTCATAAGTTTTTGTGACATCAGCGATTACTTTCGATATGGCTTTCGTGTCTGATGGATCAATGCCTTTATCTAAAATCTGCGATTGAACATCGGTTGCGACACCAACAGGATCGCCAGTCTTAGAGATCTTATCGATAATCTTATTAGCTTTGTCTTTTGGGAATATATGCAGGAGATTTAAGCCAAGCACTTGGGCAAATGTATCGACCACTTCTTCAGTAGTGGGGACTTCCATTTTAGAAAGGGATTTGGCACCTGTTATAGCTGCTGTTTGCAATCCTGATTCTGCTACCTTTTGACCTATCTTGCTTTTGCCAAATAGAGATTCAAAGCCAGGTAGATTTTTAATGAAAGGCATAGCTTTTGAAACAGCACCGAATATTACGCCTTCAGCACCAGCCCGAACCCCTGTTTGAAGAGTGTCATTGACTGCGTTAACGAAATCCTCAAAAGATGCATCTCCCCCTTGGGAAAGGTACTGATGATAATGTTCTAAAGCTGTGTCAACCATAGCAGGCAATGCCATCGATCCTGCAGCCCCACCAACCGCAGCTCCTACTGGGCCGCCTGCAGCTCCAACACTTCCACCAATCGAAGCTCCTGCGCCATACAAAGGGCTTTCTGCTGCAAATCGTGATATGCCTTGTGTAAGACGTTTAAAGAAACCACCATCTTGCAATTGGATAGACTTCTCATACTCATCATAAGGAATGCCCTGTGCAATAGCTGAGGCCCTGCCGAATACACTGCTTTGAATACCTTTTGTTACTGCAGCTCCAAAGCCTTCTTCTGTATTGATTGGGGGCGCCTCTTGCGCTTGTTGAGGAACTTGCTGCTGTATCAAAGGATTTTCTTCAGGTTGTTGTTGCCCACCTCCTAAATACTCTTGCAATGCTTGAGATATAGCCTGTTCTCTATTACCTGTTTTGGCTTCTAATTCAACAGCTCTTTTTCGGATGTTTTCTTTATCTGCTGCGCTTGTAATATCCTTAAGATTTGGCTCTAAGCCGATGAACTTATCAATATCATAAATGGAAAGAGGATTTGCGCCAGGTTTAAGGCTATTTTTGTAGGTCTCAAGATCCTGACGGGATTTGATTTGCTTATCTAAGAGCTTTTCTCTAAATGATCGCTCTTTTTCATTTTCTTTCTTTTGTAAGTTCTTTTCATGAAGACTTAGGCCAAGTTCAGCTCCATAACTAGCGCCAGCGCCAACACCTCTTAATATTCTAGATGCAAAACTTGGTTGTTCTTCAATGATCTGGACCATTAATATCCCCCGCCTCCTTTAACACCTGCTCCAAAACCGCCAGCAGCTCCAATAGCAGCCCCTGGCCAACCGCCTTGTGCGTAACCACTAGCACCGCCAATAGCTGCCCCACCTAAACCACTAAAGATCTGTTCCCAGAAACTTGGCTGCTTTTTAGTTAAACCTTGCTCGTAAGGGCTTTGACCTAGCAATTGTTCGCTAAGGCCGAATAGATCCATCACTGCTTGCCTTTGCAAGGCTTGCCTATTGGATTGCAATTGCTGTGCAAAGTCTGAAGCTGCGGCATTCTGAGCTTGTCCAAAGCCGCTAGAATGTCTAGCCCCAGATCCCATGCCGCTAAACCTAGAAGCAATCCCTCCTTGCAATGCATTGAATTGCTTTAATGCAGGTGCCTCTATTTGATCAAAGGTCTCTTGATTGCCTTGCGCTAACTGAGAAAGAAAACCACCTTGTTCAAGATGCGGATATAGGGATTGATAAAGCTGCATTTGTTGAGGATCGAATTTCTGAAAGCTTGAAAGTTCATAACCCTTCGGAATTTTATTGCCTTGCGATCCATACATTGAAGTCATATAAACCCCTTTTTCTCCAGAGTAACAATAAAATAAATACTAGTAAACAATTAAGGCTCGGACAGCCATGTTAAGACTAAAAATCCGGAAACTAAGGAAGGAACACCTGCGCCGGATAAGAATATGATCTGAGAAGTAGTTAGATAAAAGCTCAATTGCCCTGCAATAGCGACATTAGAACCAAAGATAAGCCCATAGCCATTCGTGCCGTCCGTCCATTCTCCCCAACAATTAGTAAATTGACCAGGACCCACACCTTGGATGTTATGATTGATGGGGTCAGTCGTCGTGAACGTAAAGACCTTTCTTATAGTCTGCTGCTTTTGAGTTGTGAAGTAGTATTGCTCTCCGGTGATTGCTGGCTTATTAGTAGGGAATATCCCATTTATTCTTTGATTAACAGCTATGGCCGTATCAACATAAGCCTTATCAATCTCTTGTACAAGTGAGGGTAGATCTTTAGGGAATAGCCTTTGCGTGCGAAGGTAGGGGGTTTGAGTAGCAAAGTCGATATTTCTATTCATACAAGTAGTTGAGAGGGTTGTAATTCTAAGATGCAGGAATGCAGTTCTATTTCGGCTGTTTGATTGGTAATTCCTACAGGGGTTGCAGTTCCACCAGAGATATAATCATCAAAATCTGAAGAATCCACATTGATTGAAACGGTGGTAGTTGTTGAGGATAGGACATAATAGTAGTTGTTGTCTGAGGTATCGTAGTTAAGCTGCGTCATGCCTTGCACCCCTGCAATCTGAATGAGCGTACCAGCGGCAAACTGTGCAGTACAATTGAGGACGCAAGGGTCTGCATTTGAAGCCCCCGTTATAGCTGTTCCAAAGGCTGTAGGCTGCAAAAGCATTTGATCTGTAGTCATAGTGAACCCTAGCTGAACAGTATCACCTATGAGGCTTGTATTGAGCCTATGCCATATCTGCGCTTGTGATGATGCCGTAGGAGTCTGGAGGTTGATGTTTGCAGGAGTTAACCCTAGATTGGTACTTTCTGGACATGTATACAAAATAGTTGAATAAATCAATGAACTATCAAAACCTATAGGGCCATCATTATAAGGGTCGCTTGCATCTTGGCTTAAGTAGATATAAAGGGTGATTTGGCTATTAGGCGTTGTTGAAAGCAAATATTGTTGTACGCCAATACGGGTTTTCCTACCCATTTCCCAAGCCATGGGGAATTGCTTTGTTTGGATGATAGGAACATAAAAGCGTGTGATGAGACCGCCTCCTATATAAGTACCTACGGGAACAGGGCTTGAAACTTGGAATGTATTGACATCTTGAATTAAGGATACTTCGTAAATAAAGCCATTTATAAGCTGACCAATCGTCCCTATGCAATTGGTGATTTGGATGAAGTCACCAGCGTTTAGTTGATGATTATTCGCAATGATCGTTACACCTGACATAGATTGAATAAGTAGTGAGGGCGCCTCCCCTGTGCCTTCTCCCTTAATAACGATGAAACCTTGCTGATTTCCACCAATAACTAAAGGTTCATCTGTCTGGTTATCCCCTGCATTCCAAGGCTCATTCCATACTGACCATGAGGGAAATGTCTGTCCTACTGTTCCCCATGTCATATATTGAGTTTGCCTGACTGTCCCATAAGTAGTATAGCATTCATAGAAAATAGCGAAAGTGTTATCCCTGTAGTTATAGAAGAGAGTCTCATTAGGATAAATGTAAATATTCGTATCGGATTCATCAGAAACATAGGTGAAGTAGACCCATTCGTTGATATAGTCTCTAATTGCAGTTACTCTTTCTGTGCCATTATTAGTTTGATTGATCTCAAACACTTCATCAGGGATGATGATATCGAATCTACCGCAAGATACTTGGTTTGTTCTTATATAGCCTCTTGATCCCCTTGTGAGCACAAATTCATCAAAGTTAATGGCTGAGAATGTGCTAGTGCTACCATATTCGGAATTTATCAAATAGAAGTTGAAAGGTATCAGATCATTTCCAGTATAAACTAAACGAAGTTCCTGTCTTAGAGCACCTAAAATCAGAGCATCTTGATTGGGGGATGAGGTAGCTATAGTCTGATCAAAGCCTGAGCTAATCCATCCTCCAAAGCCTGTTTGATCTTCCCACATGGCACTTGCTGTAGCAGATTGATTATTTGGAACTAGAAGAGACATAAAAGAGGTTGTAGGCAAAGAGGGATCACCCGTAAAAGAGGCAGTATAATATGGAGTTCCATTTTGACTGAAAACAACTGTGTCTTTTAAATAAATGGGTGATCCCGTCGAGCTTTGAATAACAGGCCCTATAAACAAAATTCTGTCCTTATATGTGGTCACAATTTTAGCGCCTACAAGATAATATTGCGCCTCTGGAAGATCTGCAATGCTATAGATAGCAAGCGAAAGAGGAGGCATATAGTTTACCCAACCAAAGGATGATCCGTAGGAAGGAGCAAGAGCGCTTGAGTTTGTAGGGTCTCCATCATACCAACGAATGCAGTCCTTAGTTGTGCTTGATCGATTTGTAAGGTATTGGACAATGCCGCCGGAATAGGTGCCCGCAGGAATATTAGCATTGGGGAATGTGACAATGAAACTATTTCCCGCTGTTGTAACAAAGCCTGTTTGGAAATTGATGGCTTGGGCATTACCTGTGCCGCTTGCAATCACCTCGTTAATGAAGACAAAGTCCCCTACTTGTAAGGGATTACCGCCAATTGTGAATTCCACAGTCTTTGTTGTTAAAACCGTTATTACTGTAGGGACTTGGAATTGCATCCCTATATTTGCACCTGAGAAGGAAACAGGAACCCCATTAGTAGCCCAGAATGCACCTTGATAATTAACAGAGCCAAATTGCTGGTAGTTTTGTCCATTCCAAGTCAAAGGGGTAGGCGTTGACTTAGCTACATAGCCTGTGTATGTGCCAGTGGGTAGGTTTTTGTAAAAGCTGACATCATACGCTAAATAAGGTATAGTGCCAGCAGACCGCATAGATTGTACTTCATAAGCATAGGTAGTATCAAAGAAGACATTCGATGGATAGTTGCTACTGGGCTGCTCAAAGTCTCTAATTCCCATAACAGGAAGGTCGGGGAAGTAATTGAATGTTGCACTTGTGAAATTTAAAGTGGGAGATCCTGATCCATTTGGAGTCACGAGACCAGTAGCATAATTGATACTTGCATTTGATCCACCACCTGATCTTACTAAGACTCCGAGGCCATTATCTGTCCATGTTGTCCCACCTGACCCAACAATAACCACGCTTCCGGGAAGTATTGAGGAGTTTGGCTCTAAATTAAGCAGTAGGTCATAACTTGGATAATTTGTGAATGAAACATAGCGCATCAATTGGGTAAACGCAGCCGTGCCCCTTTTTCGCTTTACTCGCCCTCTTGTTTGATAAGCGTTAATGAGAGTAGGAAATGAGTCGTTATCAATATTGAAAGGCGTGAAATACTTACTAAGGCCACCGCTTAAGGGTCTTTGATTAGCACCGATAACGAGTTTTCCCATTAGTTACCTATTGCCCACCAGGTAAATCCATTGAGCTGTTCTTTGATGACTTGATTACTTGTTAAAGCCCATTGGAAGGTATTAAGAGTAGATGGCGAATTTATCCTTGTCGCTATAGTGCCTGTATATGTAGTAACTGGACCTACATTATCCATTGTGAACGTTGCATAAACACCAAAGATATTATTAGGGAAACTGACTGGGAACATTAAGGTTTGATTTCCCATAGGCCAAGTATACGCACCTGCTGAACCTGAAACTTTATAAGTACCATATTGAACCATTAAAGCCTTTGATGCAGCACTACCAGGCAAGAAAGACCAACCAGGGTTAGCCCCTAAAGATGGAAACCTGCCTCCTGTAGCTGCAAGGGTCATTTGATATTCATTGGTTGAACCATCGTTTGTGAAAAAAAGGTTGGATGCACTGCCCACCATCTTAGAATAAATAGTTGATAAACCAGTAAATAAACCACTAGGAATAGCAGCTTGATTGAGAATACGGGCTTGATTATGGAAACCTGCGTTGTTGTTAAGTGTGGTTCCATTTGAAAAAGCCACATGATCAACGCCTGCCCATGTATTGATGCTGTTGGTGTTTATCAGCATCAACGGTTGATCATCGGATGGATCATCAGGAGCATTAGGTTTATTTAGATAATATTGAATTGTCAAAGTGTATTTCCTCCTAAATTGATGCCGGCTTGATTTTGATTGAGACCTTGGCTATAGATTGTTTGGCTGCGAGTGCTTGTGAATTGCCTTTGCGATCTTTTCCAAACAAGGATCTCCTGTTCGCGGAATAGTGGTTCGTAAAACTGAAACTGCTCTACATCTCCCGTATCGCTTAAGATCTTACGTGCAGCTCCTCTTGCTATGTATTCTGACATGTAGGCAAATTGAATCGATTGAGCAGATGATAGGAAAGCGGCAGGAGTTAAATAAGCATCGATCTCAACAAGGTATTGCCGATCGGGGGGGCTACGTAGGGTTAGGACATTGTTGTTAATGAGAATGGTTCTCGGTAAGCCAGTCTGGAAGAAATAAACTTGAGCATTGATCTGCGCCCCATCGGGTACTGCTTGAGGGAAATAAACGTTAGAAATAACACCTGAGAAGTAGTTGATGACATTCTGCGAAGTGTTATAGCCATTGGCTAGATTCTCATAGCCTGTAGGAAAGCCAAGATTTCCTGAATTGCTATTCGGCGCTACTAACATACCTAAATTAAGGTTATTCGTAAGGAATTGCCCCGAATCGCATACCATTATAGAAGATCCGTCAGATGCGATAGAAGTAAGATAAACCGCTGGAAATATACTGGATGTAGGAATGGCAACGTTAGGTTGATTGCTTTGAATAGGATCTTGAAAAGTCCCTCCGTTATCTGCATTATAAATCACCCCCGTATTATCAACATGACCTCTTAAAAGATAGCTTAGAGGCGGATTAACAGGAGTGTAATTGGCAGGCTCGATAGGTAACTGAAGAGTGTAAGGGCCGCTTGATCCATTTCCTGTGCCGACAACTGTTAAGTTTTGTACGATGTTAGGATAAGTATTGAAGAAAAGAGTCTTTTCCGTCTGGAGGATAACTTGCACACCATTTACATAAGCTGGTTGAAGAAATCCTTGGTAAACAGGATAGTAGTTAATGTTTTGGTTGCCAGGCTCTGTCTGTATAGCATAAAGAGGTACATTATACTGATCAAAGCCAGGAACCGTTTGAAACTGATACTTTGTCTTTAAATCAAAAAGCTGAATCCTGGCATCAACATCCATAATCCAAAAACGGTTGATATAATCAATGATTAAAGCATCAGTTATTTGGGCATTAGAAGGGCTTTTGATGATCCTTCTAACATATGTTATGATGTCCCCTAGGGTATCCATTACTTCTTACCTACTTTCATCCCTTTTTTTCTAGCTTCAGAAAGGGCAATAGCAACAGCTTGTTTAGGGTTATCAACCTGAGGGCCTGTTTTGCTTCCACTATGAAGTTTTCCACCCTTGAATTCTTTCATCGTTTTGTGGATTTTCTCTTTAGCCTTTTTGCTCTCTTTTGTCATTATTTTGTCGCCATTTTGTTTTTCATAGCCATTTTACCGTCATGCTTTCCATCTTTATGAGACTTCTTGTGTTCTTTTTTCTTCTTATCCATTTTGTTTATCCTTTGGTTAGAATGCTGTAGCACCCATAAATACTGATCTTTGTTTTATCACTGGAGTTGCATTTAATCGTTGTTTCGTTTGCTTTGCAACCATCATCCCATACATTTGGGTATATCCATCATCTGCCACTTTTTGCGTCTGATCCATTGAGAGCACATGATATTTTCTAGTAGCTAATTGCTCAGCTAGATATCTCGGTCCCCAAACAGGTTTATTAACGGGAACTTTCCAAAACTCTCCCTGAACTCCAGGAAATCTCTTTGTCCAGCATTCAATAGTCTCCCCGATGATCTCATGGTTTTCAGCTATGAAATGTACATATTCTTTTTGATAATTGTATTCTGCTCTGAATTCCTCATTGAACTTCTCAATGCCGCCAATCGTTCTTTCTGGCTTTAGATAAATATCGGGCTTCTTATCGATATCTCTTAATGCGATCTTTGTTTGTGGCTCATGGCTAAGCGCAGGAGCTTTGTTCATCTCATCAAGAGTAAGGGATTTCACTTGCTCATCATATTTATCAAAATCTTTTTCTAATCTATCGAGTTCCTTTTCAGACTCACTGTTAACATTGGGTTTTCTCATAATTTCCTAATTGGGTGATATATTAATAAAGCTTCCAGGGACGGTAATGCTTTGGTTTTTTAGGCCGTTGTAATTAGTCGCTCCTGTATTCACATCCCCAATGGCTAAAATCTGGGGTTGATTTGGGTTACTTGTGGCTATAAATGCATTAGCTTGGCCTGAATTCAAATCAAGCAAAACCTCTGTACTTGAAGGAATATTGATGACATAGGCCGTTTGCTCATTTAGCTGATAGCACCCGTTGTCTTCAGGGATTAGTAGACGCACCAATTGCCCTACAACGTAATTGTGATTAGTCGTTGTAGTGACTAAGGTTTTGGGGCCAATGTTAATGCTAGCGATGTAGAAAAAGTTCGGAGCATAATAATTTGCCATTATTGGGACATTATTATAAAGCGCTGTAGGTGGTCCGAAATAGCCAGTCATAAACCAAAAGGGGTGAATTTCTCCACCCCTCATTGTTATTTGTCCAACATTAAATTTCAATGTTTAAGACAAATATTTATTTGTTAAGGCGATGCATAGTCATGTAGGTATGCATGCCATAGGATAATAGATCCACTAGTAACAATAGTGCCAGAGCCACCTTGTTCTTGAGGAGTACCATTACCGATGATAAACCCTTGCGTTGTATTATTCACAAAAGCACCTCTAATAGCAGGCCCATTGATCGATGGGACTCTATTAGTAGAGGTTGGGAATTGAGGCGAAGGATATTGATTCGTCGCTGTCAAACCATTGATAATACCACCCGTATTCACATCACCCACGGCTAAAACTTGTGGATATGTCAAACCGGATAAAGTACCGGATGTCATACTAAAGTTTAGGGTGAATGCTGTGAAACTTAAAGAGTTTGTAGTACAAACAAATGTCCAATTGTCCGTCACGGATGTAACATATGCATAGATTGGCTGACCAGGAATTACCTGATTAGGCAAGCTATTGAGCTGAGTTGTTCCGAAAAGTGGAGGCACTCTAAAGGCAATTTGTTGCCCTGGCTCAAAGTTATGATACATGGTTGTAACAACAGTCGTAGTTGTTCCTACAGTAACAGCCGATACCACGTTATCTTCAGGAAGATAGAGGAATGGATAAAGAACTTTCTTAACCACAGTTCCGCTTGGTGATCCTGAAATAGCAGTGTAGTTTGATTGATTTGTGTTCCATTGGATAGTGAAGGTTGTACCTCCTCCGCCAACAGCTACAATAGTGAAAGGAACCCCATTCAACAGTTGCATGTTGTTTGTGGTTGCATTCGCAATACCTGTCATGATGACAGTATCACCTACACCATATCCGTGAGCAGATGTTGTTGTTACAACAGCTTGGGACGCTTTCGTAATACCAGAAATCTGAAGAGTTGCACCATATTGCAAAGCAAGAGCGCCTTGAAATGTGCTGATACCTGCTGCAGGAGCTGTTCCACCAGTGACGCTGTTTGTATAAACAGTGTCATAGATAACGGCAGGAGTTGAATTATAAACCTCAATCATAGTCTGAGTTGCAGACTTGCCAGATGGCGTGTAAGGAGGAATATTATTATCCCAATATGCTCTTAGGATATTACCTGCTAAAGCAGCGCTGCCGATATTTGTAAGGTTCCATACCTCAACATAATCAGGAACAAATGGCAAATTGATGATTGCACTTGTTTGGCCTGATGCTGCTGTGAAAGAGCCTTTTGCTAATCTTGAATATTCAGCCATGTTATACCCCCAGTCCGGTTAAACGGGTGCATAAGCTATTTCTGATAGCAGTATCTTGCGTTACAGCTTGAGCTTGAGCAAACTTAATTGCCAAGGTAGCGTTTTGCGCAAGCATACCAGAGTAATAAGGATCACGATAGATCAAGTTCATGCTAAAGCCGTCTTGATTGATATGCGTGATCGCTTGTTTACCAAGTACAGTATTGTAATAAACATCGTTTCCTTTAGCGCTAGCGCCCCTTGCAACAGGTGCCTCAGAGCTAGTGAGGATACGAATATTAAAAACTGTGCCGTACTCAGATGGCAACGCACTGGCATTAGTCGGATAATTCCATTGCGATTGGAATTGACCGTTTGGACCTGTAAGCTGATCGAAATCTGCTTGTAATTCGGTCGATGAAAGCATGAAATAGGAACTACGTACAGGACCTGTTCCAAAGCGATCCATCCCTTCTATACCGGAAACGAATTTATAAGCATTATTAGTATCTAAAGTAGCTGCTAATAAACTAAAATCGCTTATTCCGTAATTAGTTGGATTATCGCCGTTACTACCCGCTCCGGCGTAAATTTCCGATGCGGCAGAAACGATGTAATCGCGTAAAATGAGATCTTCGGCCTGACGCATGGCAACCGCCAATCTTTCGGATACCCATGCTAGAACGCCTTCTTGGTCTTGTAGGATGACTTGTTCGTTAATAACACATCCTGTACCAAAGAAAGCCATTTGCGCATCGATGATATCGCGTTGAGGGACTTGAGCTGGCGGATCGATACCGCTATTACCCAGTTGCACTGTTGGCGGTTGTAAAGCTCTTGGACGCATGAAACGGCAGGTTGTACCCCCGTTTACAGGCATCGAAACTTTATCGCAAACGGTGATATAGTTCATGGTTGGTGTAGGGACATAAAGAATCGCAGGCGCTAAGCTCTGCAGAATCATAGGCCCTAACGCACCTGTTGTTGTAATCGACATTTCAACCTCATTGTTGAAATTGCTTTCATGATGAACCGTGGACGAACGTCACTACATCCGTTATCGATCATGTGAAGATAGTCGCGAACCTATCTAACGCAAAGCGGCTTTGACGCTGCCATCGAAACCTTATAGTAAAATTAGTAATTTAATTTGTCAAATATATAATGTGTTGACATTATTCCATGTATCCGGTATATTGACGATTTAATAGTGGCGTAGTTTAGAGATACTTAGCACTTTTAATGCCCGTGTCGTTAGTTCGAGTCTAACTGCATCCTTCGGGATGTATAGCTCAGTTGGTAGAGCAGGAAAAAACTCTAAACGTTTGTTCCCTCAATTTATTTTTGCGATGGCGTAGAAATTTGTTACTTAGGTGGTAACTACTTTAGTTACCGTGAAGCTAGTGAAATTCTAGCTTCCCGCGCCATATGCGGGAAACTGACATGACAAAGTTCGCCTGTACCTCGCATTTTATTTGCTGCGCAAAGCACGTGTATGGCCTCTCCGATAACGGCCCGGTAATTTTAGTGGGACTTATACGTTAATTCCAGTGTTGAGACGTTAAAAATCTTGGTGCTAGAATGAAAACCACTACGTACGGACTGACGGCTTCCTTGGAAGCTCGCGTTGTAGCTCTGAAATCAGTCCACTTTTTTTACCGTAGCGAAGAAAAGAGTTACTTAGATTTGCATTCTTACGTCTCTTTTCGTTTATTCTCGGAGTTTTTTTATGCGTGTGAATATTACACACCCAAGACCTATTAGGAAAACAGCAGAAGGCGGACCTTCTGTTGAACTGCCTCCTTTAGCTAAGCTAAAGAGACTCACCATGGCTTGCATGCTATGGGAAAAGACATTCTACGTTGATGGCGTAGATGTCGTGCAACGCATTGCTGAGGTAGCTGCTATGCTAAAGCCTCAACAAATCTGCGATGTAGCCTCTGATTGCCATAAGAAAGGGCTTTTAAGGCATATTCCTCTTTATTTGATCGTTCAAGCCTTGAAAAAGCAAGCTCAATGTAAAAAGCTTATCCAAGAGGTTTGCAATAGACCTGACCAAATGACAGAGCTTCTCGCCTTATATTGGAAGGATGGGAAAAAACCATTACCTGCACAATTAAAGAAAGGGCTTGCTGCTGCTTTCAATCGATTCGATGAGTATCAATTGGCTAAGTACAATAGAGATAATCCCATTAAGTTGCGCGATATCCTGTTCCTTTGTCATGCTAAGCCAAAAAATGATGCTCAAGCCGATCTTTGGAAAAGGCTTATCAGCAATACAATGAAAACACCTGAAACATGGGAGACTAAGTTATCGGCAGGTAATGATAAGAAAGAAACCTTTGCAGAGCTTTTAGAAAAAGGCAAGATGGGTAAACTTGCTATCATCCGAAATCTGCGAAATATGCATGATTCTGGTGTCTCTAAACTGCTTGTAAAAGAGAATCTGATGAAAAGCGATAGACCAATATTGCCTTTTCAATTCCTTGCTGCTGCTAGAGAATGCCCCCAATGGGAAGATATAGTTGATGAAGCTATGCTCAAATCTTTAGAAACAAGAGTGAAGATCCCAGGAAGCACAATCATTTTGGTTGACGTATCAGGCTCAATGATGAATCCAATATCATCTAAGTCTACAATGTCCTGCCACGATGCAGCCGCTGGGGTTGCAATACTATTACGTGAGATATGCGATTCATGCGAAGTTTGGACATTCTCCAATGCTTTTGTGCAAGTTGCTCCAAGACGTGGTATGGCATTAAGAGATGCAATTAGAACATCGCAACCATGTTCAGGTACCTTTCTTTCGCCTGTTTTAAATTACTTGAAAGGAAGAGTTATGCCTGATGGCTCTAAGATAGATAGATTAGTTGTTATCACAGATGAGCAAATCGCTGATGCAATCCCTGATATGACAAATGTTAATCATTGCTATATCAACAACATTGCATCAAACGAATATGGCATCAAGACATTCAGAAATTGGCTTGGCGTAACTGGTTTCTCTGAATACATCATTGATTTCATCATGGGAACAGAGGAACTAGAATGCTCTAACCAAGACGCATCTTCTTCTTAAGATCTTGCATCTTCTGGTAAGCATTCTTTTGCCCCTCATTGCTAAAATCTCCCACTTGCGCATAGGGAGCCGCTCCTATACTAGATGGCTGGTAATAGGGGCTTTTTCTTTTAGCTTCTATCTGCTCTTGGATTGATTGCTTCTTTTCCTCCGGTTTATCAATTCCAAGGGCTTTTATATTCTCATAGACAAGCTTTTGCCTCTCGAAAGAATCAGGCATTCGGAGAATACTTTGAGCAAGCTTAGGGTTTTTTTGAGCAAATGCATCAGCATGCTTTTGCAGTACATCTGCAAAGTCAGGATTTGCCTCGGCCCACATCTCTTGTCTAAGCTCTTCTTTAACTTGATTCCGGGTGAGATCCATCGACTTCTTAATATCACTACCCGTCTTTTCCGCATGCTTATTCAAAGTCTTCTCAAGCTTCTTTTGGTCAACATAAGGCTCGCCATCATCTTCATCATCTTGTTTTGCTTGTTGAGCAAGTCTTTGTTCTAGTTCAAGCCGTGCTTGTTTCTCTTGAGCCAATTGCGCCTCAAGTCTTCTAAAATTAAGTTCTTTATCAGATTGTGGTTTTTCTTGCACTGCTGTTTCTGGTGTTGTCATAAAACTCCTTGATTGAGTAACATAAAGTTTAATCTATTACTAAAGTTAAATATTTACAATGAAAATTGATCGGTTTGAAACACATGACAGGCTTTTGCAGCTCCACAAGGAGCAATCTTTAAACTTAGCACAAGGCGCGGAGGACTGCTTAAAGAAGAATGATCTATCATTAAGGCTGCAAGCTCATTCGCCATATATCTATATCTTTGCCCATCCAAGGACTGCTGATGATGGGGTTACAAAGCGCATGCTATGGCAACCAAGACTTATTAAGCCAAAGGCTCAGACAAACTCTTACCTTTTCCGAGCTACATCACATACCGATCTACTAGAGATATGTTGGATGATCCCACCAAGAGAGATGTGGGAGCAATATAAGAAAGGTAATATTACCGAACAAGACACGGTGCGTTGGAGTATACTCCAATTCCAGATGCATAGAGCAGTATTAGAGAAGGTACATGAGGATGATCTACCGGAAGATCGTTGCAAATGGATCTATCAGAAAATAGCTAGAGAAATAGACGAGGAAAAGATGATGAAAAAGATGTATCCTACGCAAGAGATCTTGGGGGTTTATGGACGTCCTTCGGGGGGGCACATAGATCTATGAAAGAATCTCTTACCTTACCCATCTTTTGAGTAACCCCAGTCCCATAATAATCCCCATGCCCTAATTGTGTCTTAGGCGTATGAACCGTTTGTGGTATCGATTTAGCAGTCTTTGGCAAAATATTGGTTTTTTTCATTCCACAATATCAATCTTTTCATTGTCCATACTGGCAGAATCGATTTTCATACCTAAGCGCTTGCCAAATGGAACACCTTCTTTTTTAGTGTCCCCTTTATGGCCCACAGGCTGATTTTTACCCACGCCATGATGTTCGCCAGCATTAACGTAGCAGCTAGAACGCTCATCATAATGAGGACAATCAAAGTTCCAAGGTGATTTTATAGACTTTCTAGTCTTATCTTCAATCCTGTTCTTAAAACCTGTTTTCATCTTAGTTTCTCATATAATCTTTTCTACCATGGCCTTTCATCTTGCTTACATTTAAGCCTTGTACATGATGGATAGCCTCTGAAGTATCTTCATATTTAGATAGATCTCCACCATCTCTTCCATCTGCTTGAGACTTAACTTTAGCGCCATCGGGAAAAACTGATCCTTTAGATCTGCCGCCTGCCCAAAAGCCATGATCATCAATTCTTTGACCGCCCATATCCAAACTCCTTGTAGGGTTTATTTCATTGTGCCTTGTAAAGTATTTTGTTGTCCAAGCAATTGTGATAAGAACTGATTTGATATTGCTGTCTGCTTGGCATCTTTTCTGCCTGCTTGTTCATCACCTTTTTGCTTACCTTCCATCTCCTCTAGTTCGCCTTCAGCTTCTTGTGTTTCATCCATACCGAACATGCTGAGTGCCTCTAGAAGTCCCTTTAAAGCCTCTACTTTCTCTTTAGTAGCAAGGGCGTGGTTCTTGCTTATCATACTGAGTCTTTCTTCAAATAGGCCAATATTAGACTCAGAGCGGCCATGTCTTTCACGTGCTGTTGCGATGTTAGAAGCTGCCTTACTTAATAGTTCTTGCAGTTTAGCATTCTCAAAGGCATGAGCTACATTTGCCTGCTCTTGGTTCATCTGCGCCGCTTGCTCTTCTTGCTTCTGTAGATATTGCATAATCTCTGTCTTACCTTGGATATTCATATCTTTGATGATCATGGAAGGAGGAATCACTTCTCTTCCAAAGCGCTCATTGATCTCAAGCATTTGTTGAGCTTGGAAGTTTTTCTGCGTAGGTGTAAGAAGACCTTCTTCAACAATCACTTGGTATTGAGAGAATATACCAGAGAAGAAGAAAGGGCTTGGCTCTTCACCAATACAAAGGCCAACCTTAGCTTCATTCCAGTTGTTCAATATGATCTGTATGAGAAGATTACCAAGAAGTTTAAAGGAATAGTCCCATTGATCAAAGTACTTTTGGAATACCATGAGATTAGCATTTTGTTTGATAATAGCAGTAAGAGTGGATATCTGCTTATCATTTTGGGCACTCCAATTCTCCAAGTTTATCCCGGCAGTTGAGAAGATAAGATCCCGCATTTGATCAGCTAAAACAAGCTCAGATTCAGGGGTTGCGGATGGGATTATCTTCTCGCAATCCGTTAGTTCAAAACCTTCGTTTATGACAACATCCCAGCCCTGGCCTGTTTTCTTTAAGTTATCTTCATTCGCAACAGCGCCAACCTTTCGCTTCCAGCCGGCATTGATCGAAGCCGCAGCTATATCGTTGTTATTTATCACTTTATAATTAAAAAGAAATTGAGGATCGCGCATTGTTCTAACTAATGATCTAACACGTAAATCATAGTAATTAACTTGTGGTTCATAGTTCCAAATAACAGGAATAAGTGGGCACTCCGTGAAACCAAGAGGATTATCACCTTGAAACATTAGGATGTCATTTAAGATGACCGCAAGCTTCCAGCAAGGCACCTCTACTTCAACCACCTCAAGATCGGGGATCTCATATAGCATTTGGTTCATCTTCACATCATCTTGATCTTGTCTCATATCAAAGAATTGATGTCGTGATCTGCTATATAGCTTCTTGCGCTTTGTCTTCCACCGATACCATACATAGCTTAAAACAAGCAGATCATTACGGCTAAGATTGTAGTTTTCGGGAAGGAAATAGAATGACCCATACCGTTGTGGCGTCCCGGCCATGGGTCGAATTGAATCAAGCTTATCGGGGAATCTATTTTCGGCTTCCTGCTTTGAAATATATTCTTGGCACCAAATGAACTGACAGTCAGAGGCATCGAATTGTCTAAAGTAGGGGTCGATCAAGAAGCTGTTATATTCCCAAACTTTTAATTTTAATTCACCTTGTGCTGGGTCTTTTCCAGTGAAATCAAGATAGGGCTGAACAAGCACCATTCCGGTTATGGCCGCAAGTTCACAAGCTCTTGACCAATCTTCTTGCAACCCATTTTGGTTCATTTCATTGGTCACAATTCGTGTATATTGATCAGTAGTGCTAGGATCTCCACCGTAGATAGGTACGTAGTTGACTGACTTGCGATGCTGGCGTTGTAGCCCGGTGATCATGTTGACAGGTTGTTGGATGATATTGAAGTAGTATTGCTGAAAGGAAGTGGTGGGGCTAAAGTTAAAGTAGCGATTTACGAAGGTTTGCGACCCTGCATAGAACAAAGTATCGATGTTAGATTGATTCCACCGAGCTTGTTCAAGAGGCTGAAACTTAGCATAGAGATTATCAAGCCAAGCCCTGATGTTGATCTGTGATGGCTCTATGTTGTTTGTCCAAGGGGGATAATAGAATGTCGTAAGAACCTCCGTACATCATCAAAATATATCTTATAACACTGTAATTAATATTTAAGGTTAACGTCAACTCTTTTATTTTACTGGTAATTCAAAGTAAATCCTGCTAAGATGATGGTTTTCAAGCATTGGATGAGGATTATGATTAAACTAAAGAGTTATCAAGAAGATGCAATAGAAGCTATCAAGGATGGATTCAATAGGCACCAAAGGCAATACATCGAGATGCCTACTGGATCAGGCAAGACAATCACCTTCTTGCACTATGCCTATCACAATAGCTCTAAGGCTTTAGTGCTTGTACCATCTATTCAGCTCATGCATCAAGTACAAATTAGCGCATCTAATTTCTATGAAGATGAGGAAGTATCGATCAAAGGGGGCGGCATCAATGAAGCATATGAGCCTACAAAGTTGCATATTTGCGTTGTAGCTAGCTTGAGGGGTGATTACCTCGATTACATCAATCAGGCTGATTTCGACTTGATCATTATAGATGAAGCCCACCATTCGCAATCCAAGATCTATCAGCGCTATCTTAAAGATAAAAAGTGCAAGGTATTGGGTGTAACTGCAACACCAGATAGAAGCGATGGCTTATTCCTTACCTCTATTCTTGAGAAGCAGACATTCAAGCTCACTATCGCCGAAATGATCGAGAACCAGCACCTTTCAGATATAGAAGCCTTCTCCATCAAAACCCATATCGATCTATCTGATGTCGATGATCACAACGGGGACTTCTCGATAAACCTTTTGTTTAAGAAATTATGCACTAAAAGCCGCAATGACATGATCCTTGAAATATATAAGGATAAACTTATCGATCGCAAAACTCTTATCTTTTGCATAAACATTGCCCATAGCAAAATATTAACTAAACTATTTGAGGAAAACGGCATATCCGCAGCTCATATCGACGGCAGCATGAATGAAGGCAGAAAAAGTGAAATCCTGCGCCTATTTAGAAATGGAAACATAAAGGTTTTATTTAACTGCAACATCCTCACAGAGGGATTTGACGAACCATCGATTGACGGAATGATTTTAGCACGTCCTACCAGTTCCAAAACCCTCTTCATCCAAATGGTAGGACGGGGCTTACGCTTATATCCTGGTAAAAACAATTGCCGTATCATCGATGTATGCGACAATCACAAAGCGCTTGCTAACTTTGGAAATCTGATCCCCTCATATTCAGGCCCACCTATTGATTTTATGCATTCGTTTGGAGATCTAAAGAAGCAAGCAAAGCAAAATGAGCTGAAGATATTGGAATACTCTATTGAAAGAGCGCAGCTATTTTCAAATGATGCAATGGAAAAGGTAGAAGCTACGCACTCCATGATAGAATATCTTGATAGTCATGGAGTGAGGCACTATAAACCAATTTCTTTTGATGAAGCTTCCTTCTTAATATGGTACAATGAACTAAAAAGGGAATATTATGGCTATAATTCAAAAAAATGATGGAATGTTTGCGGTTAATTTTAAGTTGAAAGGACAAGATGTTGTTAGATATTTTAGTGAGGAAGAGGACGCGAAAATCTATCTCTGGCATAGAAATAGATTGGATGAGCTGATGAATGCCTATGATATCCCTATCGATGAAAGGATCACATTGCGAGAAATGGTAGAAATAAAAAACGGTGAGTCATTAGATAAAGCCTCGCGAACATTGAAACAAATATCCTTGGCTCAAGAACGCACACAAGAACAATTGCCACAAGACAA